AAAATTAGTTTGCATAAATTCAGCAATAGGTTCCAAGTAATTGTACTCAGGTTTAAGGCAAGCCATCCTATCTGTGAACACTATGTGCCAGCACCAATTTGCCTCCAATTGCCAAGCCATAGACCTGCACCTCAGATTGGCTATTGGTGGTCCCGTTTTATATTCCATTGTTGCTTTTAATGCGTTATACATTTTTATTTACTTCCCTTAGTAATTCAATTTGTTTCATTTCATCCTCACTTATTAATGGTCCTGCACTATCCAAGTCTTTGAACCATTCCCGTTTAAATGCCCTTAAAAATACATATCTTTTCAAGCTGATTTCTAACTCGAAAAACCCTCCAATTGTGACTATAAAAATGTTGTTTCCGTTCAAAACAATTTCCTTTTTTATTAAGTTTATCCTGTTGTGAATTGCTTTCCATGCGGATACAACACCTAGAATGATACAGGTGTTGTACTGGCTTGTCAGCAACACTGAAAAACTGTCTCACTTTCCCCCAGTATGGTGTTTAACTGCCACGTAATCATGGTCCAAAATCAAATCAATCAAAACATCAATTTCAAAATCCATCTGCCGTCCCGCCTTTTAGGTTAGTATTAAAAAGCCTCGAAATGAGACCCCAAAAAAGCCCGTTTTAAGGGCCTTTAAAGTGTCTCACTTTGCTAGGCGGACCCTCATAGATATATCGGCAATGAGGACCCTGCTAGCCTCGCTTGTGTATCTGCTAGCAGCACGGGAACCCATAGCATAATGGTGCGTTATTGTTAGACCCTCGCCTGCAGTGATTGCGTTTGTTTTGATGGCATAAGCCACCATATTGCGTAGGCGTTTTTGAGTTTGGTAGTGGCTCATTTTATTTATCCTTTTGCGTACTGCATCATAAAGCGAATGTGTTCAAGTCTAGCAGCGCCTTTACGACTTGCTAGGTTCCCAAGCCATATGGCAACATCGTTGTTTGACTTGCCAACACCGCACCATATGCCCTTAGTTTCAAACTTGCCCCCCTTGCCTGCTGTTATCCATTGCCCTGCCTGCAAACCTTTCCGTTGCTCTTGGTTGAGGGTCCATATGTCCACAGTTTTTTGATATTTAGCCATTGGCTTGATTCCTTGTTTTTGGTTATCTGGTTTAGTACCAGGTTATTTATGTGACGCATTGCTGCAGCANCCAAAANGNCCCCANACAAGGCCCTTNAAGTTAATGCATGTAATGCTATAGGTCCTCACTTAAAAGAGTGACNGCAAGGCCTACAATGCCTCCTAGAACCACTAGCCCAATGGCGGCTAATAGTGGGAAAGTATGAGAGTGAAAAACTGTATTAAATAGAGTTATAGATTCCATAATGGGAATGCTCCAATATTGAAAGTATTAGTTAAGCTTTAAAAAAGGTCGATTGAATAGCAGGCCTTACAAAACCACTATTGGACCCTATAGCCTCGCCTTTTGCTCGAAGGCCTACAATGACGCCTTTTAAATCATCAGGTCGATAGTCTGTTAAATCACCATCAATAACGACTGCAGAGACGCCATTAATAATATAGGTTGCTGGCAATGGTTTACCGCGTTTGGTATCAAAAACGACTGCTAGATTATCGCCACGACTTAGGACCTTAGAGCTAGATATATCGTTTTCTTCAGATAGTGAATATGTAAGGGAATAAAAAGAGGGCAAAGTATCGCTTGTGCGCTTATGGTCTTTTGCATAGTCGTAAAATTTAGCCATAGGTGCTGCAGCGTGCAAAATGGCTAGCAGTGAGGACATAACGCCTATATGAGATAGTTTAGCCTTTTCCCATTTAATATCGCTTGTGGCGTTCAAACGGAATGCTAGAGCCATGTTAGCCTTGCTTGCCTTGTTACTTGCTGCAATCACCTCTTTAATGAGAATTGCAGTAAATAACGCGCGGTCCTCAAAATACATTTTGGTTTTAGCTATCCTTGCTGCTAGCTTGCCTTTTAAATATACGGGATTACCTGCAGTATTCAGGCAAGCTGCAGCGCAACCTTTTGACGCACTCGCGCAAGTATTATAGCCACTCATTTTTTCAGGAGCTAAATGTAATGGAAAAGTGAGGACCCCATTTTCTTTGGCATTCTTAGCTATTTTGGGATTGCTTAAAGGGTCCGCCAAAAGCGACCCTTTCACGTTGAATAGTGTTCTAGCTTGGCGCATTAATTCCGCCTTGCTTAGAGTTAAATAAGTATCTAATGGTGAAAGTGTAGTTTGCATCAACATAGTGGTATTCCTTTTTATTTGATTTTAGCTTGCATTGAACCATCAGAATTGACAGTACAAGTTATTAGAGTTTGGATAGGTTGTTTGTTGGTTTGACGATAAAAACTAGCCATTTCATAAGGGCAATAGCAAATCTCAACATTGGACCTCGTTGCAGATTGTTTGGACCCTACAAAGGTCCTGCCCTTTAATGGTTCAAAGTCTACGATTGCACCAATAGCGCCCTCGATGAAGGCGTGAACGTTTTTCTGTTTGTCTCTTAAGACCCTATTACGTCCGCCTTCTAGAACTACGCATTTGATGGTGGTTTGATTATCCATAGGAATCACAAAACAAGATTTAGCATAGCCAACAACCTTGTTTGTTTTCTTGTCTAGAATGCTGATTTTTCCATTGTTCAGATTCCGATAAACTCTTACTAAAGTAGTCATGGTTAAAGCCTCGCTTATGATGTTGGGAAGTTAATAAATAGTGGTGAGATTGCAATCATCACAATCGTTAATGGCGCAAGTATGCTAGCCATTGCCACTATATAGGTTGGAGTTTGTACAGGTTGGTTGGTACGGATTATCTTAGAGCGAGCTTTAAGCTTTCTTTTGGTCCTAGTAACTATAAGGGCCTGCAATTCATCACGCTGTTCTATCATCCTGCTATCGTATGGCGTTGTGACTGTTCCATTAGATAGTGGCATTTGAAGGTTATAGTTCTGTTCAATTCCGAAAGTTTTAATAATCATTTGGTCCGCCTTATAAAAGAAAAATAAAAAAAGCTTACATGAATAATAGAGACAGTACAACAACTATGTCATTAATGAATCTATGACAGTTCAATTTGTTTACCTATATAAGGTAGTCAATTGGTTGGTCAATAGGAAAAACAAAAACCTTAGATAGCATATTGATAGGGAAAACAATCGGACCATCAAATAGCTATCAATAGAACCATCAAAAGGACTATTAAAGGCTAGATACCTCTTTTTAAATGAGGCTATATCAGGCCCTGCAGATAACCTAAAGACAATCCCTAGGACATTGGCCGAGGTCCTCTCAAGATTCTGACTGGAGGAAGGGGGGTTTCCGCCTGCCCCGATACGTAATCACCCTCTCATAGTTTTTCGCCAAAACAAAAGTTGGGGATTACCAACAGGACAATCCAATAGCCCCACATAAAGGATAACCAATAGACATCCAATAGAGGTAATCTCAGAGATATGGTGTTGTGGTTAGGACTATTAGTTCCATCACACAACATCACATCTCAGAGTCCTATCTCAGGGGTTCCCCCTTAGTGCAACCTTTGCTACATCCAAGTAATTCCTCTAGGTTTTTGTCCTACAGCATGGTCCATGAACCTCTCAATTTCTCTGTTGAAAGCTTCAGTCTTTTGCATGCTAGCTAGAGATTCACTGTCAGCATCCATCTGTTCTGTCCAGTAAGCGACAGCCATACTCAGAGCATCTAAGCGGTCATCATGGATGATTGCTCCTCTGTCTCTAGTCAACCGAGTCATCTGGTAGAACAAACTGTAAGAAGGTTCTGGTGCGCTATCGTAGTCTTCCTTGATGAGCTTCTCATCGACTATCAATCGGTGTTGCATCATCACAGGCTCAAGGGTGTCTATCATCCTCATCTCTTTCTGAGTGGAGTGACGGACTTCTTCTATGGTTACCCTGTGGATTCTGTTGAGGATGGGGGTGAGTAGCTTCACATACATACCATCACCAAAGTTACTCTCCACAATCACCATATTCACGGACTCTTGTTTAGCTACAGTGGACAAACTGGTTAGAGTTTTGTCCGAGTAACCACCCACAAAGCCACCTATGCGAGTGACATACAGGTAACCATTGAGCATCTTAACGACAGCGTAAGCAGTCTCGTCTTTACCTCTACCAGATGGGTCAATGGCAAGCACTGAGCCTGTGAAGTCCAACATGTCATCAGACATCCACATGGGTCTATAGAACTTGTCACCAGTGAACCCAACGATAGGCACATTCTCTACTACCTGAGTAGGTCCAGAAGCCCAAGCTAAGTCTGCCCAGCCCTTCTTAGGGTTCAACGCAGTCACCATCAAATCTGATAGCTTAAGAGGGTACTTATCAGCGTCAGCTAGTGTAGTGTCCAGCATAAATTGNAGNGCAAAACCAGCNTTACCATAGGANGCTTCACGCTCCATTAGGTCTGTCTTAGTGAATCTATCTGGCTCTGTAGGAAGAGTCTCCTGAGAGGCTCTATTAAGCTCTATGAAGGGTGCTAATCGACCTTGATACATTGCTGATTGTTTGTCTGTGGGATACCTTGCAGGCCACACACGAATCTCATAGCCACGTTCTGGTAGTAGGTTGTATATAGACATCTCAGTCTGAGGTGTACCTAGGTAAATAACACGACCACTAGGCTTTAATACGGCATCAAACTCTTTGATTGCCTCTGATAGTTTGTCTCGCATTGTCTGGGTAGCAGAGTTGTTAGTCACCTCTACGTCATCAGCAATTATAGTGTTAGCACGGGACCCAGTAAGCTGACCTGAGATACCCACGGACTTAACCGAGGGAGAGTGGTCGGGCATGGAGGGACCAACATCAAATGCAATGACAGAATCACGTTGCCCATTCTTTGTGCGTAGGTGTTGGAGTAAGTCAATCTCATTGATAAGCCTCTTGGTAAAGGTAGAGAACGCATCAGCACGTTCTTTAGATGCACTTACTACCAGGATTTTGTGTTGGGGGTCACAGTAAAGCAACCACACCACATAAGCGGAAGTTATCCATGACTTACCTATGCCACGGAAAGCTTCAACAACACAACGCCTAGGTCCAACTTGTAGATAGTTCCCCATGTCGTATTGGATGGGTGTGGGGTCTGGTAGATTTAGAGTCTTCCATACTATGTATAGGAATTTACGGAAGTCTTTCTTGATAGGGTCGTTCACTACAGGTGTAGCCATGCGTTACCTAATGATTGGTTGGTAGTTCATCTTCATTAAAATCAGGAAGAGCGTGAATCAGATTGTCCAAGGGGTTGCCTTGCGTAGGTACACCATCAACACCATTGTCTTTTAGAAATTGACGGGCCACGTTGAGGATACTTGCAGATGTTTCACCTGATTGGACTTCTGTTAATAATTGATTGGCTAACTCTTGGTGCAGGTCAGCCATGATTGCTTCTAGTTTGCTATTACTCATTTAGTGAGTCCTTTAGCTTTCTCAAAGGAGCGTAAACCGCCTAGACCTAAGAGTGACATTACTAATGTTGTAAGTTCTGCGGATGCGATAGCAGGAAGTTCTGCAGGTAGTGCGAAGTAAGCGTTGATGAGGCCAGCAAAAGGTAAGATAAGGAACTGGTAAAACAAACCAATTGCACATACCCAGCCTATTGCAGGTCGCCAGCCAGCCACGAACACTGAGGCGTGTTTAGCACCTTCGATGTTAGCCATCGCTTGCAGTGTGTGGGGTTTCTGGAGTGCTTCAGTCAGCTTGAGCCGAGCATTCGCCCTCTCTTCGTCTGACGTAAACAAATCATCAAGGCCATCCATGACACTTCCAGCAATCCCTGCGAAGGGGTTGATAGACATGGTGATTCCTTGTTTTGT